TGACACGCTGGAGCGGTCGTGCGACTTGTGCGGCAAGGTACAGGAAGAGGTCTTTGCGTATGCGGAGAACACGTCCGGTCCCTACAAACTGCGCGCAGGTTGGGTGTGCTTCGAGTGTTGGCCAGCAGAGGGAGCGTGGCACAAAGCAATTCTGAGAGAGAGGGCGGTTCATGTTGGCGGAAATATGTTTAACACTGACCATATACCACGAGGGGAGGGACGCTAGTTAATGGACATTATCACGATAGATTTCGAAACGTATTACAGCAAAGAGTTTGGATTCAAGAGGATGACCACGGAGCAGTACGTGCGCAATCCAGACTTCGAGGAGATCGGTGTTGCGGTTAAGCGCAACAACGAGGAGGCGGTGTGGTTGAGTGGCCCGTACGCAGCCTTGAAAACTTATCTGCATGCGAACTACGACTGGGCTAACGCTGCGGTGCTTGCGCACAACGCCTTGTTCGATGGCTCGGTGCTGGCGTGGCGGTTTGGCATACGCCCCAAGCTGTACCTCGACACGCTGTGCATGGCGCGTGCTATCCATGGGGTAGAAGCTGGCGGCTCGCTGGGGGCGTTGGCGGATATGTACGGGATTGGCAAGAAGGGCGATGAGGTTATCCGTGCTGAGGGAAAGCACAGAGAAGACTTCTCTGACGAAGAGCTGGCAGCGTACGGTTCGTACTGTGTCAACGATGTTGAGCTGACGTACAAGTTGTTTGACATATTCATCAACAAGCACAAGTTCCCCAAGAAGGAGCTGAAGATCATCGACATGACGTTGCGCATGTTCATCGACCCGGTGCTTGGGCTGGACGTAGCTCGACTTGAAGAACATCTGGATGACTTGCAGGAACAGAAGGAACAACTGCTGGTGGAGTGTGGTGTGAGTAAAGACGACCTGATGTCCAACCCAAAGCTGGCAGAGGTGTTGCGCACGTTTGGGGTAGAGCCTCCGATGAAGATAAGCGCCCGCACGGGGAAGGAGACGTTTGCGTTTGCCAAGTCTGACGAAGGGTTCAAGGCGTTGCAGGAGCACGAGGACAGCCGGGTACAGATGGTGGTTGCGGCGCGCCTTGGGGTGAAGAGCACGTTGGAAGAGACGCGCACTGAACGCTTCCTCGACATCGCGACCCGCGGCAATACGATGCCAGTTCCCATCAAATACTACGCAGCGCATACAGGGCGCTGGGGTGGATACGACAAGATCAATCTGCAGAACCTCCCTTCTCGCGGAAAGAACGCGAAGGTATTGAAGCAGTGCCTGATCGCGCCAGAGGGATACACCATCGTGCAGGCTGACTCGGCACAGATCGAAGCGCGTGTACTGGCATGGTTGGCCGAGCAGAACGATCTGGTCAAAGCCTTCGCAGATGGGCAGGACGTTTACCGCCAGATGGCCTCGAAGATTTACGTGACGCCAGTGGATTGGGTAACCGATGCGCAACGCTTCATTGGAAAAACCGTGATACTCGGTGCGGGATATGGCATGGGGGCGGTTAAGTTCCGCGATCAGTTGAAGGGCTACGGTGTGGCGCTGACAGAAGAGGAGTGTACCGGGATTATCCGAGCATACCGTGAGGCGAGCCCCGCAATCACCGGGCTGTGGCGCCATGCGCAGACCGCGCTACACGGACTCTACTACAAGGACGTATACGAGTTGGGTCGGCGTGGAGTGTTGCAAGTGGTTCCGGACGAACAGGCTATCCGGTTGCCTTCTGGCCTACTGATGCGGTACAGCGATTTGAAAGCCGCAGTGAGTCCTGATAGCGCATCGCCGGAGTTCAGCTATAAAACTCGCGAGGGCCGAGTGAAGATATACGGGGGGAAAATTATTGAGAATGTGTGTCAGGGAATTGCACGGTGCATCATAGCGGATCAGATGCTGGAGATTGCCAAGCGGTATAGGGTATTGCTAACTGTACATGACTCTGTAGTATGCTGCGTACGAGACGATGAAGTCGAGGTGGCCGCGAGCTACATCGACGCCTGTATGCGTTACATACCGGACTGGGCCAAAGGGCTTCCAGTTCGCGGTGACGTTGAGATCGGGAAGAACTACGGAGCTTGTACAAAGTGGAAACCAAAAACCCTGTCTGGTCCTTCAGCAGCATAAAGACGTTTATCCAGTGTCCCAAGAAGTACTTTCACCTGAAGGTGAAAAAAGATTACGAAGAAAATTTCGCTACTGACGCCATCCTGTATGGCAACGAGTTTCACAAAGCTGCTGAAGATTATGTGAAAGGCGTAGTCGATGCGGTGGACCCGCGGTTTGAGTACGCTGCGGAAATGTTGGCCAAGCTGAAAGCAATGCCCGGCGAGAAACTATGTGAGCACAAGATGGGGCTAACACCAAATCTTGAGCCATGTGGTTTCTACGCCGAGGACGTATGGTACCGAGGTATTGCCGACTTGATTGTGATCGACACGACTCGTGGCGTGGCCAAGATATTTGATTACAAGACAGGGAAGTCAGCGAAGTACGCTGACAAAGGTCAGTTGGAGTTGATGGCGCTGTGTGTGTTCGCGCATTTTCCGGACATAAAGACAGTGAAGGCAGGGCTGTTGTTCGTGGTGTGTAACGTAGTCGTGCGCGAAGACTACTCGGTAAATAACACTGCGGAGCTTTGGAAGAAGTGGGGGCAAGAGTACGGGGCGTTGCAGAAGGCGTACAACAACAGCGTCTGGAACCCTCGCCCCACGGGGCTGTGTAAAGCGCATTGTGTAGTGCTGGAATGTCCACATAACGGGAAACGATAGAGGAGGCTGACATGCCATACGTGAATAAACCAAGACCGTACAAACATGAGTACGAGATGCAAAAAAGCCGGGACGAGCATGCGGATCGTATGGAGCGCCAGCGCGCTCGACGCGCCGTAGATAAGACTGGGAAAGACGCAAACGGAAACGGTAAAGCCGACCGCCGCGAAGGAAAGGACGTAAGCCACACCAAGGCGTTAAGCCGGGGCGGCAGCAACAAGGACGGGTACAAAATTGAAAGCGTGCATGCCAACCGCGCACGCAACTACAAGAAGAAAAAATAACCTATGAAAGTAATCGACAACCGGGGGCTACTCTTCAAAGTGAGAGACCCCAACAGGATCACTGCGGCTATTCCTACAAGCCGACAAGTAAGTAGCAACGAAGTGTTAGTGAAGTGGGGGATAGACGAAGCAAGAGTGTTGCGCAACATGAACCTCAAGGATGTACAGTCACCGATCATGGGGCGGTACAACTGGCCCGGAAAGTACAGGCCATTTGAACACCAGAAGCTGACCGCGTCGTTTCTCACCATGAACCGCAAAGCGTTTTGTTTTAACGAGCAAGGCACGGGAAAAACAGCATCGGCGATATGGGCGGCGGATTTCCTGATGCGGGAGAAAGTAATTAGACGGGCGCTCATCATCTGCCCTCTGTCCATCATGGACTCCGCATGGCGCGCTGACTTGTTCACGTTCGCTATGCACCGCACCGTGGATATTGCGTATGGCAACAAAGACAAGCGCCGGGAGATCATCCGTGGTGGCGCAGACTTCGTGGTCATTAACTACGATGGCGTAGAGATAGTGGAAGAGCAAATAAAGATGGGTGGTTTCGACCTCGTCATCGTTGACGAGGCAACGCACTACAAGAACGCGCAGTCCAAACGATGGAAGACGTTGTATGAGATAGTCGATTCCAGCACATGGTTGTGGATGATGACCGGGACACCAGCCGCGCAGTCGCCACTGGACGCATTTGGGTTAGCGAAAATGGTGGGGTCAAAAGAAGTGCCGCGCTACTTCTCAGGGTGGCGCGAGATGGTGATGATGAAGATATCCAACTTCAAATGGGTGGCTAAACCAGCGGCGATAAACTATGTGCACAACGCCCTACAACCTGCGATACGGTTCACCAAAGAACAGTGCCTTGACCTACCAGAAATGACTTACGTCAAACGTGAAGTAGAACTTACGGCGCAACAGAAACGGTTTTACAAAGCTGTTCGCGACAAGATGATGACCGTGGCGGCAGGAGAGCAAGTGACGGCGGTGAACGCCGCTGTGGTGATGAACAAGCTGCTACAAATTTCATCCGGGGCTGTCTACGCCGACAGTGGTGAGGTGGTGGAGTTCGACATCAAGAATCGGTACAAGGTTCTGTGCGAGGTCATCGACGAGTCCAGTCAGAAGGTGCTCGTGTTCGTATCGTTCAAACATGCGATACAGGTACTGTCGGAACAGCTTACGAAAGATGGAATAACGAACGGCGTTATTGCTGGTGACGTGTCGGTAAACAAACGCACGGAGCTGTTTCAGCAATTTCAAACCGCCGACGCACCGCGGGTACTAATCATTCAGCCGCAAGCGGCTGCGCACGGTGTGACGCTGACTGCTGCCAACACCATCGTTTGGTGGGGGCCGGTAGCATCGTTGGAGACATACGCACAAGCGAACGCTCGTGTGCACCGCCACGGACAGCGGCACCCATGTACTGTGGTGCAGTTGCAAGGATCGCCAGTAGAGAAACGTGTGTACAAGATGTTGGACGAACGCATTGACGTGCACACGAAAATAGTTGATTTGTACAACGAAGTGCTTGAAACATAGATCGCTGCATACATATACTACTAGCCCCAAACAAAAACAAAAGGACAGTGCAATGACAAACCAAACAGAAGCCGAGACAATCGGTTTAGATAAACTCGTCTCCACGTACGTGAAACTCCGAGACAAGAAAGCTGAGATACGCAAAGAGTGGGAGGCGGAAGAAGCCGAGCTTGATGCGAAGCTGAACATCGTGAAGGACGCGCTACTCGAACACTGCAAGACCACGGGTGCCGAATCTGTTCGCACTGCAGAAGGTACTTTCTACCGGTCGGTTAAATCCAAGTACTGGACTTCCGACTGGGAATCTATGAACAACTTTATCTTCGAGAACAACGCGCTTGATTTGCTGGAGAAACGACTCCACCAGACAAACATGCGCAGTTTTTTGGCGGAGCACCCCGACAAGCTGCCACCGGGGCTTAATGTGGATAGCGAATACACCATCACCGTACGGAGGAAGTAATGACTCAAACCGAAGCGTTCGTCCCCATCGACAAACTGGCAGAACACCTGCACGTCCGGGTATCCACTG